ACTCCATCGGAGAGAGCAGTTCTGTCTGCACAGTTCTCAGTTGCGATTGTGTACTTGAGGTCTGCAGATGCGAGTCTGTTTTCGCAGCAGCAATCAGCGAATTGTGACTGAAGTCCATAAACCTGCTGCATGTTAGCCATTTGTCTTGCATTGTTAGCAATTTCAGCCTGAGCAAAACCATTAGAGATTGCATTGTTTACACCTGCAAATCCGTTACACAGTGAAGCTGCAGTATCTACAAAGCCGTTTGTAACTGCGCTTTGAATTCCACTGAGTCCACCCATAACTGCGCTCTGGTCGAAGCCTCTCTGTACGTCGGAAACTACGTAGGTGGCGCCGGAGCCATTGCCGTTGTTTCCCCAACCGTTATTTCCCCAGTTGCCATTGAAAGCAAAAAGGAAAAGAACGAGAAGCCACCAAGCACCATCTCCGCCCCAGCCATTGCCAAAGCCATTTCCATTTCCTGTTACTGCTGCAACATCAGCAGCACTTAATCCACTACCATCAGTAAGTGACATTTGTCTACCTCCTAAAAATTTAAGTTATTTAGATTGTAGACACATAGACTCAATTTATTTTATAAGTTGTCGAAGTTGAGTTGCGGTTTGAGCTAATTGTTCAAACTGTGCTTGACTCATTTGTCCACTCTGAAGCAACTGTTTTACTCGCGCTTCAGGATCTCCCATAAAAGTTTGACGATATTGGTTAAATTGATTTATAAAGTTACCCATTTGACTCATTGGGTTTGGGTTAAAGTCATTAAATAAGGAATTGTTCATTTGATTTTTCCTCCTTTGGTTTCTTTGTAGGTTGCTTAAGTTCTGCGAGTGCTTGCTCAAGCTCTTCGTGCGTAACATACGTACTTGGCGCGCCAGCGGTCTCTTCGCTCGTAGCGACCTTACCAACCTCTTTATATTCGAAAATACGAAGTGGTAAAGGCATACCAGAAGCATCGCAGCTTTTAACATAGAATACATTGGTTTCACTATCCATAAGTAGAGCTTTCTGTCCAGGTTGAACTGGCACAGAACGTGCTCCTGCTTCGCCTTGTACCCAGCTGATTGCGCCCGCTTGGGTCTGCGTCGGAGTAGGCTGCGTCCATGTTTGTGCAGGGGCAGCACCGGCGCTGTATACGTAAGGCGTAGACGTATACGTCTGTGGAAAATAATTATTATATGCGGCCATTTGACTCATCTCCTTTCAAAATAATATATTGGAATTTCATTACCTGAATCCCACGAATCGAAATAATTTCCATTTATTACACATACAACGTGTTCACCAGTACCGACAACGTAAGTCCCTATTGGGTAGTCGTAACAAAAATCCCTTATTGTATAACATGATGGACACGTGTCTGGTAACTGATATTTTTTGAACCCATTTATTTTTAACAGTTCTGCCCAAACTCGGTTAGAAGATGGCATATCACACATATCGTGGCCTAGTTGTGCGAGTATGTCATACGTTTGTTCCCAAGATATATTTAAAGCACAAGATATGGCGCGAATTGTGCAATCACCAACGGATAGACCGAGCGGGTTTGGATTATAGTAGACGTACATAGAAACCTCCTTTGTTTGGACTTATAGGGACAGGCACATCCCATCCCTATAAGCCGTAGGTTGAGTCTAGTGCCTACTTAACGTATTATGAGTCGAAGTGTTGGTCAGTTTAAAAATATGTTTAACTCTTTGACTCATATACAAGTGGGTTTTTGTGAATGGGGTTCAACTTTTTTGGGAATAAGTTGAACCTAAAATTTTCAGGGCAATAAAAAAAGACCTCAATTTGAGGTCTAAGTTTATATATATTAATTAGCAAAAAATATACCGCTACATATAAATGTTAATGTACCATTAGTACAATTAAGATATGTTTCGTTTGTTATTAAACGAACAACTCTCGAACCGGCTGTAATTTTTATGCTAATTCCTTCTCTCGGACTTTGCGATCTAAAACCAATTTGATAACCAGTTGATATTGTAGGTGTGGGTACATTACTTGGTAAATTAACATTAATACCTGGATTCCCACCGGTTCTTGTAAAAGATTCAATATTTAGTCGTCCAGTAACGTAAATAAGACCACCCTTAGTAGTTATAAAATCTAATCCACTAGTTGCAGTTCCTGTACAATTATATAGTGAATCTACAGTTGCGGTACCAACACTATCAAACTCAAACTGATTTTCTATCATAGGGGTAGTACTATATTCTTCATCTAAATACATTATTTTTCCCATTTTATTCTCCTACTTCCATCTTCCTATAGTATAAATCATAGCACTAACAGTTACTGCAGAAGTATAACCATTGTATAGCGCTAATCGAATTTGAGAAGCATCAGTACTACCATTCTCTGCCCAAGCGTCATAGTAATGAGCTCCACCTGCTAATAGAGATATAGAAATAACTGGTCGTTCTGTAAAAGTAAAAGGAAATTGTAAATAAGTGGAAACATCCATACTACTAGCATTGACATTTTTGCCATACGTTGTCCAACATTCAGCTATACCACTATTCCATTTTCTATATGTCCAATTATCACTAATACCTTGATCTATGATATAATCAATTCCACCAATCGAAGCACCATCAGTAATAAAATAAATTGTTCCATTTTCTTTTTCAGATTGACTTAATGCATCATATTCTGCCTGCGTTAAAGCAACATGAGGTGTATCTGATTCAGAACCATTGCTTCCATAGGAAATTCCTTTATATATTATTTTTGACATTTATTTCACCTCCTATGCTGTTCGAAGCCAACGATTTACTACTTTATAAGGTTGCATATTATTATGAGCTTGACTGCCACCAGTCGGTCCTATACCACCACTTGCTTCTGTTTGAGCGGAACGAGTACCTCCTGATGAAGTATAATTATATCCCCAAGTAGTAGCACTACCACCATTATAAAACATCGTATGTGTATGATTTGGCATTTCATTTACAGTTAAAGTATGTGTAGCTTCACCACCAGTATTGCCTAATTCATAATGTTCACCCGCACCGATATGTACTAATCCTTCTTCTTCTAATTCCCAAGTACCACCCCAAGCTGTATTTGGGTCAAAAGTCGCATCTTGTGTTTCATAATATGACCCGACTGGATAGAAAAGGTTAAGAAAATTCGGTTTTTCGGTTTCAATTATTGAAGAATCGAGTGCTTTAATTATGTAGTTGGTTACAAGATATGGCTGCATATTATTATGAGCTTCATCATTACCAAATTTATAACCTACGTCTGCCCATGACTCTGCCCCTGAAGTTGCTCCAGTTGTTTGATATTGAGAAGTCATATGAGTTCCATAAAAATGTCCATTTACATGATATACATGCGTACCATGTTCTTGACCATGCCAAGCTATAGATCCATCGACTACTGGCAACTCGTTTTCAGTAAGTATGTGCGTCTCTTCACCACCACTCGCGCCGAGTTCATAAGTTGAACTTTGTCCTATAGTAACTTTTCCACGTAAGTCTGGTAAGTTAAAAGTCGTACTTCCATCACCTTCTCCATAAGTAGTTCCAATAACATTAAACAACTTCTCATATTGTGTCCTACTTACAGCTTGTCCAGCACAAATTAACCAGTTTCCCGGTGGATTTGCACCTGCATACGCTTGAATTGAACCAATTGGAACAGAATCATTCACAACCATTCCTTCTGGATTTCCGTCAGTTATAAAATATATTATATCTTTATCTTTTTCAGATTGGTCTAAGGCGTTATATTCAGCTTGAGTTAGTTCAATGCCACCACCTAGGCCACCTGCGCCGCCACCTCCGATTATTTCACCGTAGGCACGGTCGTTATATATTATTTTACTCATAAACTCCTCCTAGGCGGTACGTTTCCATTTATATGATATAATTTGTTTATATCCATATACTTTTTTCACAGTCACATATGTACCTTCTGCACTTATAGTAGAAAAATACGCTTGTCTATTAAAATTTTCTGTCATAGAAGTACCATCAAAAGCGACAACCATACATTTTGCATACCATCCACCAGCTACTCGTCCAAAATCTAAATAGGTAGAAAAAGCATTTGAATTTTCATTTGTTACCTCAAAAGTCTTTAAAGTACCATCATTATCTATAGCTAATATTTTTATTTTATTATAATTATTAACATTATTTGTAAGTGATGTAGTCCCTGTACTAAAAGAACCATTATATATCAAACTTTCTTCTTCATTTATAATAGAATTTAAACTCCAGGTTCCACCCCACTCTACATTCGGGTCAAACGTTGAGTCACTAGTTTCAAAATAACTCCCAACTGGATAGAACAATTCCATTGCTTGAAGTTGCTGACCAGAAGTAATTGATGGGTTTTTCGCTTTAATTATATAATTAGTTACAAGATATGGTTGCATATTGGAGGTTGAACCAGTATCTCCATGGTTATGTGCTTGTCCACCACCTTGTGCATCATGGGTATGCGTAGCATTGAGACTTACATTATTATATTTATATGTACTTATAGTAGTTTTTGCTGCAGCATCGTGTGAACCAGACCAGGTTGGATAAGATGCACTAAAAACACCGCCAGCACCTAAAAGAAGATTATGATCTCCAGTATTCATATCTCTAAAAGTAAGAGAACCTGTTATAGATCTACTATTATGATTATGAGAAGGTATATGATTAATTCCTAAAGTAAAGTTACCCGTAGTATGTATATGCTCTTCTTGACCACCACTTGTACCTAACAAATGTGCAGTATTGGGACCAATAGCCACTCTACCTGTTAAATCTGGCAGATTAAAAGTGGTTAATCCATCACCCTCGCCATAAGTTACTCCAATTATTTTAAATAATTCTTTATAATCTGTTCTACTAACTGCTCTACCATCACAAATTAACCAGTTAGTTGGTGCAGTCATGCCACCATAAGCTTGAATTGAACCAACTGGAACAGAATCATTCACAATTAAAAAATCATAATTTCCATCAGTTATAAAATAAATCTGTCCATTATGCTTTTCCGCATCAGATAATGCATCATATTCTGCTTGTGTAAGTTCTACGTAGCTGGCGCCGCCGTATATGTTTGTTTCATTTATTCCAAATTGTAATCCACTTTTATATATATAAGGCATATGTTCCTCCTAAGCAATACGATGCCACTTATAATTATCTGGTTCGGCAAGTCGACCAAATACACTTATTGTAAATATAGGAACTGCAATTGCAGTGCCAGCATTGTTTGCATGGTCAAAAAGAAATTGTGTCGTAGTTCGACCATAAATTCCAAAAATTTCACATCCAATACCACTTGCTTCGCCAGAAACAGTAACTATATAATCTGTATTAGCCATTGGTTTTTCAAAAGTAAGAGTATAGTAAGCTGTACCGCCAAGCCCAGCTGCAGATAAATTTTTACTTGCTACAACTGCATTATTAGCTACTGAAATCCAAGCTACTAATTCGTAATCATCTTCACGCTCCCAAACTCCGCCCCAACGTATTGATGGGTTGAAAGTTGAATCAGAAGTTTCGAACCTCGCGCCAATTGGATAGAAAAGGTCAATATTTGATTGTTCTTTTTGAGCAGCAGAAGAGGTTTTTATTATATAATTAGTAACTATATATGGTTGCATGTTATTATGCGCGCCATTACCTCCAACAGAATCATGAGTATGAGTAGCATTAATAGTATATGTAGCTCCTCCTAAATTTGAGCCACTCGAATTAGTTCTATTAACTGTATGAGAGGTTTTACTAACAATTCCTGTAGCTCCCGCTCCAGTCCATGCAAGAGGGTTAAAAGTTCCAGTTAAAGTTTTACTATTATGAGTATGTGCTGGAATTTGAGAAGTATCTAAAGTTACTGTTTCTGCGCCACCGCTTTCCCCTAAAGCATGAGTAGTTGATTCACCTATTGCAACTTTACCACGTAAATCAGGTAAATTAAAAGTATCTTCGCCATCTCCCGTACCATAAGTCGTTCCAATAACTGCAAACAACTCTGCATATGCAGTCCTACTTACTGCGCGGCCATCACAAATTAACCAATATGCAGGATCACTATCTCCTCCATATGGCATAATCGCACCAACTGGTACATTATCATCTAAAAAAATATTCTTTGACACACCATCAGTTATAAAATAAATTGTGCCATCATCCTTTTCCTCATCGGTTAATGCATCGAATTCAGCTTGCGTAATCTCTTTATGCGCATCATCACCTAAATTTATATGTGCAAGAACATTTTGTAAATCGTTTCGAGTTAACGTTTTTGAAACAACCATTTTAATCTCCTATGTTAAATCGCTTGGAATCCAAGTGTCATTGTCTTTATATATATTTCCGCTTCCTTCAATTAAAGCTTTAATCTCCGCTTTTGTCATTTGTTGTTGAGAAAAACCAGTTATGTCAAGAGTTGAGGAAGAAGAGTCAAAAGTGGCCCATTTACCCACTAAATATATATACCAATAACAAGTTTGACTACCAGAAGCACTACTTACGGCATAAAAATTTGAACTAGTATTTGTTAAACTATTTGTTTGAGTACCTGTTACTGCAAAACCATTACCAATGCGTGCACTAAAAGTAGGAATTGGTGCTGATTGAAATAAATTTTGTGGAAAATTTACTGTTCCAGAATTATATCCATATCCTCCAAATACCGTAGCATAATGTGAAGTAGTATTTGAAAAAACTCCCCAACATTCAGCCGTACCATCACTCCACTTTCTATAGGTCCAAATGTCATCTGTTCCACTTTCAATTACCATTCTGGTACTTAAGAGCTTTTCTAAAACCTTCTTTACATTTATATTAACCATTTACATTCTCCGTAGTTGAAGTCTTTGAATGCTTATAACATTCTCTTGCTATATATCTACCCTCTTTATCTACAACAATAGCTGTGTGATATTCAACAGAACTAACAGCTGCAGCAGCTAAAATTTGATGATAAACAGACATAGCCTCATCTTTTGTAGCTTTAGTTTGAACAATATTTGCTGTTTGTCCATTTGTAGTTTGTAATTCAATGATAATATACATATACCCTCCTTATCCTAATACGTCGCTCCAATTTAAGGCGTTAATACGATCATATATTCTTCCATCAAGATATTCTGATGAAGCATTTTCATCAATTGCTATATATATATTGCTATTAAAAGTTACTGGTCCATTAAAGGTTGAAGGATATTGATCAGCAACAAGCGCTATTTGGTCCCCAACAATAAATCCGGTTTCCCCAGCTTCTTCCACTATTGCGCCGCCTATTTTAAAACTACTTCCATCAGGCAGAGCATCGAAAATATAGGTCGAACCTGTAAAAACAGCTTGCCCCGCGGTTCCATTCCAATAATATGTTTGGTGCTCTATTAAATCACCAGATGTATCATACCCAATAGCACAATCGCTGCAAGATGTAGGAATATAAACTTTATAAACACTATCTTCCTGAACATTAAATAAGGTCGTAAAAGTTCCCTCAGAGAATGAAATATCACAAACTTCTATTCGTTCAGCAGTAATATCGGTACTATCAGCTATAACTTGTGTGACATCAGATGTTCCATCATTATATGTTAATGTCCAATCTTGTATGGGTTCCTGTTGTGCGTTTTTGATATATACTTTTGGAACATAAAGCTTAGAATTGGCTAAATTAGGAACCGTAAAATGTATTGTTAGCTTTGTATAGTCACCTTTGTCATCGTATGCCCCTGTACTATTACACCTTACCGCTGTAATACCTTCTGTTGAATCAGCAAGCAAACCAACAAAAACATTATTATGATTTGCCGAATTTACATATATCGGCAAAAATTCTGTAAAATGTGAACCCCATAATATTATTGGCTTTTCGGTATCTTCAAATGTTTTATTACTTCCTAATGTCCCATTATAATCTAGCCAAATTATACCTGTTAAATTCGTACAACCATTAAACATATAGTTTATGGAAGGTCTTTTTTCTGTTGGAATATAAAGAGAAATCCAGCTAAGACTCGTACACTTGTAAAACATATAGTAAAAACCTGTTGCATTTTTTGGTAATTCAGGCACTGTTTCAAGAGATGTACATTCTGCAAACATCCATGACATTAAACAATTTTCAATGTGTTTTATTATTGGAGGTTGCTTCAGTGAAGAGCATTTCCAAAAGCAGGTGGAAAGACTTGTAAAAGTTCCTTCAAACGTAGGTGCTGTTTTTAATGCAGTGCAACCCTCAAACATTCTATATGCCTGTGCATCAGTCCCTCTAACCACCGGTGGCGGAGTCTCTAAAGAGGTGCAACCGTAAAACATACGATAACCATAATACATTGACGCCGGTATATTAAAATTTGCTGCGCTTGTCAAACTTGTACACTCATAAAACATGTCAAACATACGAGATGAGACGTTACTATTATTTATTGGTGTATTTTTCAAACTTGTACAATTTTTAAACATCATGCCAATGAAAACAGCTTTGCTTGGGATCGCTGGAGCATTTACTAACGAAGTACAATTCTCAAAAGCTCGGTGAAAAGTAGTAGCATTTGGTGGTAAAGATGGTACAGTAGTTAGTTTTGTGCAATTACCAAACATTCCCATACAATGCGTAATGTTAGCAAGCGATGACATGCTAGGAACGGATACTAATTCTGTAGAATTATAAAAATACAAATACTTAAGACTTGCAGGGAAAGATCCATTAATTTTGGTTAGTTTTGACGCAGGCATTGAAACAAACTGGCAATTACTAGGAAGCGTTAATTGCGTCATATGTGAATGATGCAAGATAACAGAAACAACATTATAGCCATTAAACGATGAAAGCATTGTGGTGCTTAATGAATCATTATTATTATCGGTGTTATCTACTTCCCATCCTGCTGATATATATACTTCTTGTTCAGAATCATTATCATACCATGTGTATTTCACACTACGAGCATTATGAAAACGATAGCTAAAGTTAGTTTTGGCTGGTGCCCCTGCTTTCGGATATAAAAAATCATTTTCTCCAGCTGCTGGTATAGATTGACCTTCCAAATAATATTTATCAGCACTACTATCCCAATAGCTATATCCACTAGGTACTGTTGCCATATATTACACCCCCTCGTCTATTCTTCTAAGACCAGGCTTAAGTGACAAATGGCCATTAGCTCTGGTTTCTAAAATATACTGTCCCTGATAGGTACCGTTTACTGCGTTATCTAATCTAAGAGCATTACCCGCACCTTTTATAAACATATTTTCGCCTTGTACCCCATAAGACTCAAACATCTCATCATAGCCAAATTTTGCTACTGATTTTTTATTATTAAAAAATTCCATTACATTAGAAGTAATTTCTAAATAATTTAATAAATCTCCTAATCTAATATTCTCACCATATTGTGCTATCATACCCTTAATAGTATTAATACTTATTCCATTTGTATTAATTTGTAAGTAAGTATTATCTTCTTGATTTTCTGGATGAATAGCAATATCTTTTTCATTATTGGCGGTTATATATTTTAAACTACTATCAATTGATAGTTGACTTAAATCAATAGTTCGGCTAACTACTCTTTTCGCCATTATTACCTCCATTTTTTATCATATCCTTAAGTTGATCAATTTCTTTTTGTTGTTCTTGAACCGTTTGTACCAATGGCGCAATAAGTTCAGAATAACACAAAGACCAACTAAGTTCTTCATCATCAGTTTCTGCTGTAATTAATTCTTCTTTATGAGCACTTGAGTTCTTATAATTTGCTGTATATACTGCTAAATCATCATTAATTACAGAACCAGCTTCAGCAACTTCTTGAGCAATAAATCCCATATGCAATTTATCATTTTCTATATCTTTAAAATTAAATTGAACAGGTTTTAATTGCATTATAAATTCTTTAGCATTATTGATAGAAGAAATATTCTTTTTAATTTTTCTATCAGACATATTTGTATACGCACCTGCAATTGTAATATATGCTCCAGTTGCTGAATTCGTTCCAGAAGAATAATTCGCATCCGTAGTATAAGCAAAATACAAAGCATTATTTTGATAAGTAGAAATTTGCCATGCGCCTACATTAGTTTTCATAGAAATATAAGGATGCATTTCACTAACACCAGAAATGGTAGGGTGAAATTGTATTTTGGCTTCATCTCGACCAGAAATCCAAGAAGTCCCATTGGAATTATTATTATGAATACGACCTCGCCAATCTATTGCTAAAGCATTGGAACGCCCTGTATCTGAAGATCCGTTACCTATCATAAAAGCATAATTTAAAGAATTACCCGAATCATTTTTTGTAAAATTGTAACGTCCAATAGCAACTTGACATTGTTCATCAGCTACTAACTCTTCGCCAACAGTCGCTGTATTTGCATTATATTTAAAGCCTATACTTCTAGAACCTATACAAGCATATCCTCCTGAAGCAACTGCAGTAGTATAATAAACACTATCTATATATAGTGTACCACCGCCACCATGAAGAATTATTTCTCCCATTTCTGGATCATCTACAGTAACACCTTCAGTATTGGGTGTCCAAGTAAAAGTATCTGCACCATCATAACTTAAACTACCCTGTGTACGAGTAACGGTTGAAGCAGTTCCTCCTACAAAAGAGCCAATAGTAAAATTAGTACCACCTATATGACCAGCCACTCTGATATCAGTATCTGCTATAGGCTCAGCTGATAATTTATAATACCAAGTAGTGTTTGAGTTATTTTTTATAGTTTCCTGCATATCTCCGAAGGCTTTACCAAACTCGGCAATAGTTGAAGGGGGAGCTACCACAACACCATGAGTTAATAATACTCTAAAACTATCAGAATCAATTTCTATAAATGTAGCTCCATCTTGAAGACGATCATTATTACCAATAGTTATCTGTTCTCCGAATTGAGCTAACTCAATAGTATTATTTCGAATAGAAATACTTTCATTTGTAATAACTAAATGACCTTCTTCTTCTTTTCCAATTCTTGCTGTATCTCCATAAAATGCTACAGAATTACTATTTTCTGTTCCACCTTTGAATATTTCAGTTCCATCAGCATTAAGTACTATACTATTAACTCCTTCTATTGAATGAATTCTAATACCGGAATTAGAAATATCAGTAATATAATTAGAAGCTGTTAAAGCCGCATTATTAACCTGTGTAGTTGTTGCTGCAGTATTAGACCCCCAAGTTAGCCCCTCTTCATTAACTTCAAAATATTTATTACCTAACTCATTAAAAGCTTGTAATGAATCGGTATTAATCATAAAATGTGTACTTTCACTCTTTCCAATTCGAGCATTTAAAGCTGTAAATTCTGCCAACCCTATATCACTCGAGTCTTTAATATATACACCATTTCCATCAATTTGTAAATAATTAGAATTGGTTGACCATTGTTTAGGATGTACTTTAATACCTATATTATCAATATTAGTAATATATTCAGTAGGTTCTACTTTAATAGTTTCTATTGGTGTGCCACTACCAACCTCTCCATCATCAAATTCATAAGTAACCCTGTAAGAATTACTCCTACTAGCCAATATACGTCCATAATTAGTCTCTTCTCCAATGATAGCTATTTCATTATTATTCTCATACCATAAAAAACGAGTATAATCTGACACCCGTTCTTCTATACCATTATGATATAAATGAGGATACAAATACACATGCTCATCATCATCTTCAATATTTTCTATAACAATTTCAATAGAATAACCACTAATATTAATTGCTGCCATACCATCATAGGCATTCGCGCCACTTCCAATTGTTAAAGATTGTGCTATAATATCTCCATCTATGTGTGCGCCAGCAGCATATAAATTTCCTTCTGAATCTACTCCAAATTTAGTACCAATAACTTCTCGCCAAGCAGGATCATCTACCGTCTTGTCATCTGTGCCTTCTGCAGTTGGAGTATGGTTATTAATTGTCAATCCATTAATTGGATTGCTTGGATCGCTAGTATCTTTTAATGGATAATCATGAGTAGAAAGATACACATATCCATCGCTACCGGATTCACCTGCTATTATGCCACCACTTTTAGTAATTAAACCATCGCTATTTAAAATAGCATCTTTATTAGAATCTTTACCTAATACTAATCCATCCGAACGTGCTAATAAATATCCGCCAGTTTTACTTTCTTTAAAATCATCAATTGGAGTATCAGTTATATAGGCTCCCGATTCAGTTAAAACTGTTGTTCCATCTTCATCAACAATATCTTCAGCATTAAACCAAAAATGTTGTTGTGTTGCTCGCATCACGACAGCAGCTTCTGATGATTCTATTAAATTTTGATTTATTGCTGCAACACTATGTACATAGGTTCCGTCGCTTAAATCAGTTTGAATACAAGAATAATACTGCGCTCCTTCTATATATTGTGGTATAACGGTAGTCCATCTACCAGGATTACCTGTAGTATCTGTAATATTAATATTGTCTCCAGGTGTAGTTGGAATAGGATCACTTGTTCGTTTTAAAAAATAAATTTCTTTTACACCTAATACTGATACTCCGTCAGTTCCAACAAAATCAACCCATAAATTGTCCCATACGTTACTATCCCACGCAGGGCACTCTGTTAAAATACCACTATAAACAGCTATATATCGAGTATCTTCATCAGGTATTGATTGAAAATCTGATACTGATAATAAAGGTACCTGTTTTGCATATCTTATATAAGTATGAATATCCGTTGTATCAGTAATCGTAATAGTTCCGTAAGAAACTTGACTCATAAGTTTCCTCCTATAAGTTATATTTATAAGTTGTACGTATTCGGCGCCGGCCTGTCGATGGGTGTACATCGACGACATTTTTCCGTTTCAAGGACGACCTTGGCGCCCGCCGGAGGCCAAATACATAAAACACATCATTCAACTAATAAAATTTTCCACTATTTAAATTATAACATAATTCCCTTTATAAGTCAAATTTCATATATATCGCTATAAAGAAAAAAGACGAGCCCCTTAGCTCGCCTCTCCCTTGTTCTACTTCACAAGCACAACTTTCAAATACCCATTCTCTTCATAGTATTCACTAACTTCATACCAAGAAAATACATGGGTTTGGTGGTCAGTTTCAATTATAAAAATTGAAGTAAAATCATCTTCTACGAATTTCTCAATTGGACAATCAAGAATTAGTTCAACTAAGTTAACCACCTTATCATCAACATAATTTACATAATGATGATATTCAATAAGTTCATACTGTGAGTTAAAAGATTTAATATACATTTTCTATACCTCCAAAGTTTAATTAGCGTAGAGTACGCTTACAATTCTGCAAGAGTAGTCTCGCCTTGATAGGAAGTTCCTATATGAATTAACTTTGAAGAATAGTGTATATCAACCTTACATTTATATTATACAAAAAATTTTAATAAAAGTCAAAATTTAAACTTCTACTTTACAATCAATTATAATTTTTTGATTAATTAAATTTGCATCTACGTAAATAAATTGATTACGAGTTTTATCTGAAGTATTTTGATAAGGAACATTGGTAGTAATAGGGGTATTGTTTACATCTCTAAAAGTCCACTCATAACTACAAGTACGAGCTTCTTCTGCAATAGAATTAATATGTGTCCAAGTCCCATTAACTTTTTTATAAAGTTGTGCAGTTCTATCTGTACTATCTTGTTCACTTGATAATAAAACAAAATATTCTCCATTACTGGCCCCTTCTGGATAAGAAGTTCCTGCTTCAATGTTTTGAGGTACAACATCTAATTCTTTATCGCTTCGAATAACTCTAGCATATACACATCCCTGTCCTTGAGAATTCTTAATCTGAGTACCAATAGTTGAATGTAATGATACTTGAACTGGATCAGTTTTATCAATAACAGATACATATTGTGTATATGGTTTTGTTTTATATGTAGAAATTAATCTAAAAGATGCATATCCTTCTACTGCATTTGGAGTGATTTTAATACAATCAGAAATTGTATTAGCTCCACCATTTGTACCGGGTGTCCAATTACTACCATCCCAATGTCCTGTTTCTACTCCAGTAGTTGTAGAACTGATCAATGAATATGTCCCATTTTTAAACTGCGCCCATGTATACGTTTCATTTGTAGCTTCTTCAGGACCATCCATTAAAATTCCCTGCGCATATAAAGTGCCATCGCCATTTACTAAAACTGTTCCATTTGGTGTAGTAATCTGTAAAGCTACTGCATTTTGACCGCTTACTGCAGCAGAACTCCTCGTCCATGTATAAATTTTTGTTACAGATACAGAATTATTGTCATCTGTATTTACTGTAAAGGTTAAAGTAATTTGTCCATTTTCTACCAAAGTTGCAGTATTAGGAATTTTATATTTAACAACACCAGCAGTTGAAGTGTCTGCTACAATAGCTGAAGATAAACCAGTATCAGACGCAGGTATTGCGCCAGCGCTAACAGCAGTAGTTTTAACTGTAATACCCTGATATCCTTCAAAAGGTATTTCAATAATAAACTTATCTGAATCTGCGCCTGTTCCATTAGGTATTGGGTGATTATCCGAATCACAAGGAATTATATCAGCTTCATTTCCAATAATAACATTTACGGCTCCAGGACCGGTCGCGCCGGGTTGTCCATCTTGACCTTGCGAACCATCATTAACAATAACAATCGTTTGAGAATCAAGTTGTTTGGTATTTGAACCAGCCTCGTATAAAACCGCCTTTACGCTTTTTACATTTGCTCCGTTCCAAGGGCTATTAGAAAAATTAATTGTTCTGGTAGAACTATCTGTTGTAACCGCTTGTGTAATATCTGAACTATCATTGATATAAAACTGAATTCTACCATCATAAAGGACTGGTGAATTATCCCCTTCTTGCCGATAAGCATTAAAAGTTACACTAGTCGGATTCGGATTAGGATGTACCCCATCACTAGCTGGATCAGTATTAACAGCTAATGCACTTGTTTTTAAACTATAAATAACTGGACTAGCTCCGTCTTGACCAGTTTTTACTTTAACAAGAGAAAATTTTCGGCTAAATTCTACTGCACCCGTAGAAGTCTTGCGACATTCAAATAATACATATGCTGTATCAATATTATTAAATACATTACTATCTGTACTAGTACCTGTGAAATTAGCACTGTAATTATTAGTAGCAGAATCTAATTCACTTAAACTAGTAGGAGAATAGGTTTTTGTAATATACCAATTACTAGTTACATCTTGAGTGCCTTCTCGAATTGTTAAAGTAGTTTCTACTCCACTATATGAAGTAACTCGACCATTTTTATCTGCAGGAAGCATTTGATCTTCATTACTTAAAACAGCAGAATTAACAGCATCACCCTTTGTTCCATCTTTTAACTTAGTAATAGTAAATAAATCATATATAGAATTGTCACTTGTATTTAATCTAATAGTAACACTATCATTATTAAATACATTATCTTCAGGATTAACCGTTAGAGTTGTACTACCTGCAACGCTATTTGGATAAGTTGACCAACTATTACCATTTTTATATTGCCAATTTGTAATTGAAACTCCAGCGACTTTACCCTCTAAAGTAATAGTTTTTCCAGATGGTGTTAGCGCTCCTGCACTATTATATTTAAAAATATTTTCTCCTACAATACTAGCCGTTTTTGCTACCGTACCCTGACGATTTAAAGCAAAATCAATTTCACCCACAGCTTCTAATGGCACATTATCAACAGTATAATGAGCAGTAACTATATAAGAAATAATACCACTTGTACTATTACCTAAAACATTGTTACTGACTTGTAAAACGCCGGGATGTACGGTATTAGGAAAATTAATAATGGTTTCATCTGCTGTTAAATCTACTATATTACCAGAGCCATCACGTCTTTTCCATTCATAAGTCGCGGTTTCACTTACATTTTGACTAGCATAATAAGCCACAGGAGTTATTTTTAAATTAGTTTCTTGCCAATCTGGAGTATAACCGGTACCGCTTGTATGATCTGGACTATAAATTTGTGTTCTTGGACTGTTAGCAGTTGGATATACACTAAATTCTCCTATATCAGTAATATCAACTATGGTTATAGAACCATAACTTGTTGCCATTCTCCTTTACCTCCTAAAACTCTACTTCACAAATAAAAATAGCTTTAGAATCTACATCGTTTGAACCAATGTTGATTGAACGACCACTAGCTAAGCGGCCCCAACTTTCATCTATAGTCCCATCACTATTTTTCTTTTTCCAAGTAAATTTTGTTACACGATTTGTTATATCTTCTGTACCACTATAAACTGTACAAGTTAAAGTTGCACTTATATCTTCTCTATAAAACATGTTACCAGTAGATGACTCAATAACTACATTAATTGCATTTTCTCCATCTTGACCTTGGGTAGCATCTTCTATTTTCTCTTCCCAAGTAGTCTCTTTACCAGTTTCAGGGTCATAACTAAAAATCATTTCTTTTGCACTAATTTTTAAATGTTTATCACCTTGTTCATCTTCATAAAAAGCAAGATACTGTTGACCATCGCCAATATACATGTTATCAGTATAAATACCTTGTTGTCCAGCCATTAATTGGTTATAAATATTTTCCTTAACAGTACCTACTGGTAAATGAGGTAATGTTCCTAAAATACCTCTAAAATTATAAGAAACTTTAATTGACTTATCTGGATGAATAGTTGTTTCGAACAAGCTAATTGCACGCGGCGGCAGTGCCAAGAAATCATCTGAACTATTGATAGCAATTCCATAGTTATTTAAACTACCATGCTCATCAACAGTATCACGACCAAAACTCATCAGCGCCGCACCCTCTAAAGCTTTAATTTCAGTTAAATTATCTATTTCAACAATTAACTCAACCGTTTCCGCTGTAGAAGTTCGTACATATAATCTAGAACTATCTGCAACAAATGAACTTTGCGATTCGGTATCTTCTTCAACTCGTACAGTTAAAATTAAGAAATCTTCCTCTGTGTCATCTGCTACATTATCAGTAAATAAATATAGGTTTCCAACATAAGAACAATTAACATTTTCAATTAATGCACTTTTTGAAGCTTGTGTATTGTCAATTATTCCTAATATACTCCCATCTATATGTACTTTATATCTAGTAGTGGACTCTTCATTATAATCTATAGAATAAGGAATTTCTGCATAAAATAATCCTTCCTTATTTTCAACTGGTAATAATTCTACAAGCGAAGAAATTTCAGTTTCTTCTTCATCATCAGAGGCTTCCATAAATGGATTATATTCACCCAAATATAAAATCCCTTCTTGCTCTTTACATTCCCAATTGCCATGATATGGGTTTATTGTTTCACCACTAATTTCTACTATATAATTTTGTCCAACTACTAAAGGAGTACAACTGATATAACTTAATTGTATATCAATACGGCCCTCTTCTTCAATAATTGGAAAATTAAAATATACTAATCCATTTATAACTTCTAAACTACTATTTTCTAAAGTTTGATTATTATAAGTAATAGAAGTTTCATTTTCATTAATGGATTTTACATAAGTTTCTAATCCTTCTAACTCAACCCTATGCTTATCACCAACTACTTCTCCATCGGTAGTATTTATATAAAAGGATTGATAAAAATTACCCGATACAGCTAATTGACGAGAATAGTAATTCGGAACCACCTCAGAATCCTCATCTGTGGGCGCGGGTTCAATAACTCGCGCCCCAACAGGTTCCAAATTAACTAAATATTCATCGTTATTATAAGTATAAAGAGTATATCCAAGATTAGTGTCGCAGGTAATTAAAAAAGATTCTATATTATATTTCTCTGCCATTTTACACCTCTACTCAAATAACTCTCCGGCGCCTTGTAATACCACGCGCCCATCATCCCAAACTTCAATAACCTTATAAATAGCTGCCAATCCAGTCATCATTAAACTTGATGTATCTCCATTTTCAACTCCTTTAAGATAGTTGCTTAACTTACACCAGTCTCCAACCTTAAAGAAATCTTTTTGCTCTAAAGTTACAACCACATCAGAAGTACCATCACTATTATTACGTAATTCTGCCTTTTTAATCACAACACTAGGTCTAAACAAGAATGCTCCACCAACAGCTTGAATTTCTGAATACTCAAATACTGAAGTTTTAATGGCACCACGCACAGATACATTATTAAAAATTGCATCTCCGTCAGCTAACACTATCCATCCTTGTGTATCATCGTTCAAATAGTCAGAAGAAGCAATATAAGGTATATTTGTACTACCATCAATAGTAATATATTGATCTGTTGAATCACCTACCAGTATTGAACCTGGGAACTCACCAGAGGTAGCTCTAATATGTCCATTGAATTCACCACCTGTAGCATAAACAGTACCTCTGAATACACCATCTGTAGCATTAATTGTACCAGTAACAGTTAAATTACCGTCATCATTAGATTCAAATACGGTATCTCCATTCTTATTTTTAATCTTGATGCCATACTTTGAAGGCGCGCCGTCATCGTCAAACTCAATCGCACCTATCTTTATATGTTCTAACTTATGAGTAATCTGAACTAAATCACCTATTGATAAAGGCTCTTTAAAAATTAAAATACCTGAAGTAGAATCGTAATTATAAGCCGTTTTATCCAACTCAGTACCATTAACTACAACTGAATCTACTTCAATAATACCATCGCCACCTAAATCAATAAAGTTAAGCTTATTTCTATATGTTACTTTATATTCTTCCAAGACTTCATCGGATAATATGGTTACTATACCATTAGATACCATATAATCTACGCCAGAAGAGTCTTCTTCGGTATTTTCTTCTACATTTAAAACTTCAACTATATCATACGGCGCGATGGTCATCTGTCCATCAATTACTTGAAATACCGCTTGCTTAACTTCTTGTTGCTCAGCGGTAATTTCCCTATTAACATCAGTACTTACAACTTGGAAATCATCATCAGAAGTAATAGAAACATATCCATTATCATATGAGTTCTTAATAAAGAATCCGTCCCAAGTGATTCCAAAATTAGCATCTTTCTTTATATCTTCTAAAGAATTAGCTATATAGTTCTCACCATTCTGAATACCATACAGTCCATACTTATCAAAACGTACAAAAGTTTTTAAATCATAAGGTTCTTCTTCAGAATCTCCTAAACCATAAGCACTAATACCTGCTGAATCCCAACGGAAACTTGGATTATCATTATCCATAATCCAAATCTGATTTGTATTAATCGTGCCCGCATTTAAAGATTCAGCATTAACTCCATAGGCATCAATAACATTTAACCATGTTTTTCCGCCATCGGTAGAGGTTTTAACTCCCCTATTTATAATTTTAACAAGATTTGAAGAATTTGTCAAATCTTGAACAAGAATACCTTCTCCATCAATGGAAACGGTTCCATCACTTGTTAAAGTATAACCCGCCGCGCTACCTTCATTCCAAGACTTCATTAATAATTCTCGGTCAATTAATCCATTCGCGCCAAGAATTGTTGAAATCTTTGGATAAGTAACTTCATTATATTGTAAAGTCTGTACAGTCGCGCTTACTCTTTGAAACAAATCTTCAAATCGAGTTTTATAATTCTGTACAGTAATTACATTTTCATCAGGTTTATCTAAATGCCACTCAACTTCAGATACAATTACTTCTTCTTTATTAGGAGTATAATAATAATTGCCATCATAAATAGTAACTACTCTACCAAAGAATTCTTCATCTTCAATAAATGTTCTATCTCCTACATGGAAGAAGTAGTTTTCTAAACCTTCAAGTTCGCTAACTTCTACAACATCTATTTGATAGCTTACCTTTGGTTGCGCCGAAGTGCGCCCGACCTGTAAAGCATCTAAGTAGTAAAGCTCTGGGTCAATGTAGTCTTTCGAACTCCAAGTACCTTCTTGAATAAAACGACTATATTTTTCATAAAATTTCTTTTCTCTTTCAGCTTTTAATTTCTGAACTTCTTCAATCTGTCGATAAATACCAGTATATAACTCACGATATTCTTTAGAAGGAATTAAAGTAATTCTACGAATTAGAACACCCTCTTGGTCATCGTCATAAATTCTAAAAGAAATATTGTCAGTGTCGTCAATTATATGAGCTTCATTATTAACATAAAACTCTACCCAATAGTTATCTGGCTTCTTCTTAATAAACAGCTTCGTAAAGTTCAAATCCATTGAGCGCGCGGTCGCTGTAAAGATTCTATTGTTCATAGAGCTTGTAAACTCTACTTCTTCATCATCATTCAATACCGCAAAAGTAAACCCATCTAAGAAATCATCAATTGTAATTTGTGTCGTACTTGGTGTTTCTTCTGTAGCTGGAACAGTAGTAATTGTTATTCCGTATTCCTTCGCGCCCTCTAATTGTAGCTGAATAGCATCATATTCTTGTTGTAGATTAGTAATTAATCCTGAATACTTATCTATTGTAGTAGCACAAATATAAATTTTACTAATTAGCTCAATAACAGATTCATTGGTAGCTAAATCTACTGCTGTTTCATCGCCTTGATTATATTGTTCTACATAGTCAAAGTAATCTATATTGGTAATTTTTTCAAAATCAACTAACGCCTCTGTATATTCAGACTGAGCGTTTTCAATTAATTCTTCAAAAACAGTACGATTACTTCTGAGTTTAACCAAAGCTGACTCTAAATCAATTTTATCTTGTTGTAAATCATATAACTGTTGATTTAAATCGTTTAAATCTGCATAAAACTCATTTAAATCTGCGTTACATTCATCTTTGTTCGCAATTAATCCTCGTCTTAAATAATATGAAAAGTCTAAAATATAAGACTCTTTACTTGGATTAGATTGTGCATTTTGAATACTTAGTGAACCACCATCAACATATTCACTTGATACATTATCAACAATTAATTTTGTAACAAATTCGTTACTATCAATAGAGCGTTGAATTGATTGTAAATTAATTCCATATTTAAATCCAGCAAAGTTATCTTTACCCGCATACTTTTTAAAACGAACTAATTTACGAGGTTTATAATCATCATCTAACCAAAAAGTACCGTCATCATTATGCCATACTTCTAAATCTAACCAACATTCAAAAGTTTCACATAAGGATTGTAATATATTAAAACAATTAGATTGAGATTCTTCTATTGATAAAATCTTTTCACACTTATCATTATATACTGGTTTAATCCTATCAGCAGGAATACCCATTTCATATGCCAGATAATCTAAAGTGCTGTACATATTAATTTCTGAAGCTTGTCTATTTTTACTTGGCTTTAAGTAATAATATGTATGCTCTTCAGAAACTGCCGTAGGAACATTACCTAAAGTAACAATTTCACCATTTTTATCCCTAAGTAATTTAGTAATTTGTATATCTTCTATATATACATATTTATTTTCTCCAACCAAATTACTATCTTCTGTATATAAGAAAATACCAATATTGGTAGTTGGATCTGATAATACGGTGTTTGAAACAGAATATCGCGCCGGCGCCGTAGTCATATAGTAATCCATAAAGAAAGCGTTTTCTTTTGGTACATATTGACTAGCTTCACTGTCCCACACATATTCTGTATCGTTACCCTCTTCTTTATAACAATACTTAGAAGAAGGTGTTTGTATTACATTATCAATTTCATAATCAGAATAGTTATTGGTAAATCTACCACCAGTAATATAACTATTCTTTTGAACAAAATCACCATTAAAATCAAACAGAATACTATCTGGAATCATTTTATAAAGGTGTAACTTCTTTTTAGTTTCACCCTCATAATATTCTTCCGTATCCATTGTATATTTAGCTACAACTGCGCGCACTCCTTGTCCATCAGTAATTGGATTATAAGGTTGTAATTCGCCTTGTCTTTCGTTAGCATAACCGTAGCGTAATCTTAATACATACTGTTCACCAGCAGCTATGTGGTCAATAGTAGAAGCATTATCTTCAATACCAGAATTGAAAAAAGTATTTTCTCCGGTGCTTCTATTAAATACATCAGTAAAGTTTAACTCTAAATATCCTTTTATTTGAGAATAGTTTCGAATTAAACTGAAAATATCATTATCTTGAACTGGAGGATAAGTTGCAACACTCATAGACTGAATTACACTTAATCCTTCTTTTTTATTAGTAGTAGGTGTTGCCGCGCTCCAGTTTTGTAAAGTTCCATCTTGTAATACGTTAAAGTCAGAACCATTACTAACATATGAAGTTAAAACAGTAGAAATCGTATATTCATAATCTGTATAATTATAAATTTGCTGAATACTATCTTTATATGGAACTTCATATATATTAACAGTACGCTGCGTAATAGGGTCATAAGTTGTGAGCTGTCCAAAAACTAATCTGTAAAACTGATTATCATTATACAGCTCATCTATTGTAATAGTACCATTTTCAGATTCTTCCGAAAAATCTTCTAATCCTATAATTGAAACATATTGTTCCAATCCTTGAGCCTGCTCTTGTGTATAGGCGCAAGGTAATAGTAATCTATAGTTTGTTGTAGTGATAACAAAATCATCGTCTTCTTCAAAAGAATTTCTATCTTTTTCTCTAACAAACTGTACAAATTCACCATTTTTATTAGCTACATAACTATAGAATACATAAATAACTTCATCTGTTTCTAATTCTACATTTTCGCCCGTATTTACATTGATAACGTTGGACGCACTAGGCGCGCGGGTCACTTTACATTTATATACTGGCTCTTTAATGGTTTGTTGTAATAAGTCTGAATTCTTTGTATCTACTTGCCAATCTGTAGATTCAAGCGTTTTGGCTCCTAATTCAGTAACCGTACCCTGATTATTATTTAAATCTGTACTAAAAGTAACATTATATCCAACCTTTCCAAGCTCTAATGCTAATTGATCGACTGCTGTGTAATTAAAGGTATATTCTTGGTCACTCTCTTCACACTCTTTAATTACAAAGTCATACCACTTATCATCATAAAATAATTTAACTTTACGCTCATTAATTAAATATTTATGGAAAGGGTTTATTACAATCTCATCAGTTGCTGGATCGTTGTATCTGTACAATAAAGAAAAGGTTAAAGTTTTTTCTCCATTAATATTTTCTTTTAATACAGGATTAAAAACCTTATTTGGAGAATCCATTTTATCTGAACCTATTATCATTACTTTTTGTTCTTGATAATAGGTTTCTCCTTGACGCTCTCCATCCGGCACAGTCATTAGAGCATCTTGCCATAAAGAAATTTCATATGGCTTTTTTAAAGTCTCTAACATATTCTCTGCCTCCTATAAGTATAAATAATCATAATAAATAGCTACTTCACCACTTTTATCACGAACTTCTTCACCATCTTGATATTCCATACCACAGTTTAAATAAATCGCTTGTTTAAACTGAGTATTATCAAGGCGCCAATCTGATTTCTTAATGTATGGGAAATCTCCCGCAGCTATATATTCATTATATAAATTTCCACTTGTTATCCATGGTTTACGACGTCTATCATTTGTATTCATAGCCATTGGGTCAAAAGTAACACCTTCAATTAGGTGATTAACTGTATTAATTAATATACCTGTTTCACCATCAGCTTTACGAATATAAATTGGTCTTAATAATAAACCATTATTATCTCCATAAATTTCAGTATAGTTACCATTTTTAGGAATAATCATTCCGTTTACAAATGGAAGATATAGATAAAACCCAGTATTTAAATCACCAGGATTGTATACGGGTATTTCAAAGTTAAAGTTTGAAGGATTTTCAGATTCATAAGAAATAAGTTTATCTATATTATATTGATTAAATTCTTCTTGTGTTAATAAGCCACTAGATTCTGCCCACTCATCTATATTATTATAAGTAGTAATTAAATTAGTATAACCATTATCAAGCGTTCTATATTTATCTAATGTTTTAAATAACTGGCGCGCGAACGGATAGTAACAAATAAAGTCGATACTACCTTCACCTTTATAAATGCGCTGAGTTATAGGCTGTCCATTCGCATCTAACCTTTTAACCTTACGCACTAAATCACGCTTAACTCCAGTTTCTCTATCGTATATACCACCTTCTTCAATTACTTCTTCATCATAAATAGGCTCATCAAAGCATACATAACTTAACTCAATTGGATTTTCAATCTTTGCCATATATACCTTATATGGACGCTCATCAAAAATCAATTCACAATTTTTCTTTACGCCAAAAAGACGGCGCAACTTTCTAAACTGTAACTCCGTCATTGAATCAAAAGCTATTGAAATTGAAATAGAACGAGTTTTAAAATTAGAACCAAAATAATAGTTCCCATCTAATCCTGGTATGTCTACTGTTAAATCCTCTATTTCAGGATGTAATGTTTCTTCATACCAATCTCCTTCACTCACTCGTAGTATTCCTAGTTCAGAGCTATGAATTCCATCAAAACTGAATCCTACGAAATCTTTTTGCATTTCCTTTTACTCCATTAATTATTTTTAGCATATAATACGTAAATGTACATATTTACTTTTACAGCATGATTTTTATGATTACGAATACCAAATTCTAACTGAGAAGCACTAGTAAAATGACATTCCCAAACAGAACACCAAGCTGCATCACCAGTACTTTTTGAATTTGCATAATCCATATTATAACCTACAATTCCTATAGGTGTCCAACCACCATATCCAAGATTTATTTTGTAATGAGCTATAGCACTATTTTTACCTATAGAAATATTCGTATATGCTACAGTACGAACCCATAATTTACCGCTATATCTATCTTTTAACCAGCCGCCCTGTTCTTTAATTGCTCCGTTTGAAACAAGATTATTTCTAGCTGTAATAGTACCGCCTGTAATATTACCGGTTGAATTCAGCGCCGCGCCTTGTACAGTACCCGTAACTGTTATGGAGCCACCATTTATCGCGCCGGCCGCAGTTAATGTGTTTCCCGTAATACCACCAGGTACAGATAGGCTATTATTAATAACTACTGTGTGATTTCCATCACTATTAGGAGTTATAAAATTATAATTACTCCCACCAGCTTCTTTATAGTATAAATTAGTATTGTTCGGTAATATATTTGTAATATAATAAGTCCCATCTTCGGTATTGTTCTGTTTTTCTGGGTCAGGACCATCATTAATTAAATCACTAGTTCTATCAGGTAAATCAATTACGTCTTTAGGTTGAGCACTAATAATCTCTATAACCTTTTGTTCTAAAGGATAGTCGATAGTTACTCCCGTATTTGAATTTAAAGCTAAAGTTCCTAATGCAACTTTATCTCCCTCTACTGCGCTGGTCCAAGTCAGTCCAATTAATGGAGCTATTTGATCTGGAGCATCTGGGTCTACATCTTCAGACTGGTCTCTATCTTCTCCACCCACTAACGCCTTATATAACTTCTTTAACATACCCGGCGCCAGAGCGGTTGTCCAATCATCCTCATCTTCACGAACAATCCATTCGCCAATTTGGTCTGTTGAACTTCCTTCTAACTTAGTAACTCCATAGATATTTTGTGTAGCTCGACCAGCATCTACAATTTCCCAATAATATACGTTATCAGCATTGTAATTCTTTGTATAGCAGAAGCATACGGTTTCTCCTGCATCCCACATACCAGCTGATTCAAAATTCATACTTCTGGTCTTGATTAATTTTCCTTCATCCCCCGATACAGAAGTCTCTTGATTAGTATCTCCAACTTGAATTACTAAACTTGGCGCGTCATCATTGTTAGCTTGTAAAAAATAAACAGATAATAAATCACCAGCTTCAAATTGAAAACTTTCATCTAATAAGTCTGTATCACTGACAGTAACTTTATACTGTCCATTTGTGGCTTCTCTGCATATTCCATAATATACCCTTCGCGCCATAATACTTCCTCCTTTGGTCAATAAAAAACCACTTAATTCTCTTAATTAAGTGGATTTCTACATCATTATCTCTATTGAATTAATCTTTGATTACGATTGTGTATTAACTTGCCTTATTCTTCTTATATACTAAAAAGCTATGAGTATCAATACATTCTTGATAAGCATCTTTGATTGTTTCAATTGCCATTACTGCTTTATTATTTACAAATAAAGGATGCTCTCTACAGTAAGCTTCGTACTTATCAATGTCCTCCAAAATCTCATCATAGTGTTCTTTAGAATGTCCTTTTTCAAATAAAATTTCGTCACTAAAACGAAGAATACGCTGACGAGCCTGGCGCGCACGCTCTTCTTCCGTATTCTTAATGTGTTGATTTAATTCTGCATCAATCTTATCAACACGCTCCATCATTTCCTTATTTAAAGCACGACCTAAACCTCTAGCAAGTAAAGACCAGAAATTTAGGTCAATCTTTGGAATTCGAATTAAACCTAACATAATTATTAATAAGCCGACCAACCCATTTTGAGCTAATGGCATCATCTCCTGTATTGACATTATTGTTTCCTCCCCTATAGACATATTCCGTCCTTCCATTGATAAGTGGAGAAGAATCAGCTTTTCTCTACTTTTATAAGACGGAGGTGGAATTATGAGCAAAGGAGAAGAAAAAATTATTCAGCTTTTGAAGAAAGGTGGGTATAGATTTGAAAGAGAGAAAAGGTTTAAGGATTTGAAACACGGGCTTTATCGTTTTGATTTCTACGTCGTGGGCGGCCGGTCGAAAAATTGCGTCATAGAGGTGAACGGTCTACAACACTATGTCCAAGTTCGCAAATTCCATCGCACCCGCGCTGAGTTCGTAGCAGCACAAGAGCGCGACCGCAGAAAGATAAGCTATTGCCTCGCAAATGGAATTCCCATCTACGTTATCCCGTACTGGGAACTCGACAACCTCACGTCAGCAGACCAAATTTTCACGGAAAAGTTTCGCGCTCGTGACCGTTGGAAAAATGATAGAGACAAACGGAAATTTGACATGAGGGCGAATTTTTGAGATACTATAATTGGGCGAAGCGAAAAGCAAAACAAAAAAAAACAAAAACTTTTTATTATTATATACATATATTTTGACTTATTAGTTTATAATATGATATAATTATAATATACAGGAGGAATTAATATGGAAAAATACTTATTAATCCCTCTTCTTTGTTGTATTGTTTTAATTATCATATTATTTGTCATACTAAATAAGCGCACAAAAACATTAGAAAAAACCATAATAGCAAAACACGATATTGAAGTAGCTCGAAAGGAGGAATTAAAAGATTACTTCAAAGAGGAATGGGACAGACAAGAAAAACATTTACAAGACGAACTCATTCACCATGAAAAGGAAATTCAACTTAAAAGAAACGCTTTAGAAAAAGATTATGAACATAAAGGGCGCGAGCTCGACCTAAAACTTCACAATTTAGAGTCAACTTTAAAAGAAAAAGAAAAGCGTTATGAAGAAGTTAATCAAGATTTAGAAACATATAGGAAAGGAAAGATTAATGAAATTGATAGTGCGGGCGCCGAATACGAAAAACGTAAGCGTTTACTTATAGATGCGAGTGTTGTACAATATAGAGAGGTTAGGAGTAAGCTTTATAATGAAGAGTTATCTGCTATGGAAGCACATAAAAACGAAATGCTTGAGCAGATTCATCAAATTAAATCTGAATTAGAGGAGGAACGTACAAAGCGCGCAGCCATAAATGAGGAAATACGCAGACAGCGCGAGATTGAAGAACAACAAGACTTCTATCGAATTCAACTTGACCCAAACGACAAAGATGATGTGGAAATTCTTCGTTCTGTGGCTCCGCGCCTTCGACATCCAGAAGCAATTAATAAAGTTATTTGGTCTGGTTATTATCAGAAGCCTTTAGCAGAGCTTCGTAAGCGTCTACTTCCAAATGGTGATGTAAGTGGAGTTTATAAAATTACTCGTCTTAAAACCAATGAAATATATATAGGTCAGACCACTTCAGTAGATAAACGTTGGCAAGAACACGTAAAATCTGCTTTGGGTGTAGGAACCTTAGCTTCTTCACAACTTCATCGAGTTATGGCTTCTGACGGTTGTGAAAATTTTACTTTTGAACTTTTAGAGGCTGTACCTAAAGATAAATTAAGAGAAAGAGAATCGTATTATATTGATTTCTACGATTCAAAAACCTATGGACTTAACTCCGTTACAGGAGATAAGAATAAATAAATGTAATGACCCATTCGAACTGTTTGGGTAAGGAGGAAAAATGACAGAATTCAATGAAATTCAGAAACAGATTATTACTACAGACAAACCACACGTACTAGTTTGTAGCGCGGCAGCGAGTGGAAAAACACAGACGCTAATTGGTCGACTTAAATATCTACTTGATAGTGGTGTTGACCCATCAGAAATTGTGGCAATTACTTTTACGAATAACGCAGCTTCAGTTATGTATGAACGACTTGGTTATCCAAATGGCTTGTTCATTGGCACAGTCCATTCTTATTGTAATTACTTACTTCGCGGCGGCGCCGTCGACACAAGAGACATTCTCGACCAAGAGCGATTTGACGATTTGTTTCCTCGTATTGAAGAAAATAAAAGTTGTATCAAACACATTTCACATTTAATACTCGATGAAGGACAGGATTCAACAGAAGCTCAATTCAAATTCTTTGAACTTCTTAATCCAGACAACTATATGTACTTCTTCGACTATCGCCAATCAATCTATGGTTGGTCCGGTGCGGACCCACAATACCTTATTAATAAAATGTATGAGCCTGGAGTTACGGTTTACCGAATGAGGCAGAACTATCGTAACCTACCAGAGATACTCCATTTTGCGAAAAAATTTCTCTACCGACTTGGTCCAGACTACGAGGACGACTCAATTCCTGAACGAAGCGGCCACGCGCTGTATTCGGTTATCGAAGGCAATCTAACACCTTCGGAAGCAGCACATTCGCTTGTACGTACTAAGGAGAGACTTCATACAAGCTGGGGAGACTGGTTTGTACTTTGTAGAACAAATGCAGATATAGATTTGTTTACGCAGTTGTTTGAAGGACTTGGTGTACCGACGGATACATTTAAGCAGGCAGAGTTGACCAATTCACAAATAGAAGAGAAGATGAAGGAAGATACGGTTAAGATTTTGACTGTACACAGCGCGAAAGGGTTGGAGAATAAATGTGTAATGTCCTATAATATAAGAGCCTATAACGATGAAGAAGCGCGCCTATGCTATGTGGCTGCAACGAGGGCAAGAGATTGTCTACTTTGGGCAAAGATGCCACCGAAGAAGAAAAAGAAGAGTAAAGTTGTAAGTTGGGAATAGACAATAAAAAAAGACGGGTTAATCCCGTCTTTTATTTTACTAATATTTTATATATAACCACTTGTTTTCTTTCCTTTCTTTATGTAAATCTATTATAAATTCAACTTTTATATTACGCTGTTGGAATTACTTGGCCTACCACGCTAACTTCATTTGATTGGTCGATGACATAGCCGTGAATTGAAAATGTAGTAGAAGTAGAGGTAATATTAGTAAACATACCCAAAAAAGATATTCCAAAACCAAAAGGCGGTTGATGAACATTGGGGAAATTTTGCAAGCCACTCGGTCCATCGCTTATTCCCCATACATTTTTACCACCTACAAGAGCATCAGATATCTCGGTATATGTTTTGTCAGCGGTATAATTCATTCCATCGTTAGTAGTGAAATTTACGATGAAGTCATTGCCACCACCTGCATCAGCAATAGAATCTAACATCCCACTTAAAACCGCCCTGTTTGGATTTCCAGGCGTAGTCATTACATAGTTAATTATATCTTCTTTGCTCATAAGTTACTCCTCCCTAAACTAAAAAGATGGATAAACCGTCTTTTTAAATTTTTAATAATTGAGCGTTTCGTTCTGTGATTTAAAGTGCATTATTTCCATGGTTGTTGCCTCTTATGGCTTATAAGTTAAGCTTTGCAAATGAAAGTTCCGAATAATGTGCGTTCGTTTTCCGAAGCAACAAGTGATGACGCAAACCCAAATGTAGCTTGCCCAACACGAACTAATTCTTGCATTCGAAGTGAGGTTATTTCGGCATTATAAGATGGTGTTCCATTAGCAATCATAAGAACCCCCCAATAAGGAGAGAGGTTGCTCACAGCAAATCCATCTGCCTCATCATATTCGAGTGCTATATTAGTTGAACCTGCGTGAAGAACTACAGCATCAAGAATAATTTCTATATAATCGCTACCATCACTCGGTAACTTTAATCGTCTCCAAAAGTATGACTGCCCATTTGTTCCTGTAAAATGGTGAAACTCAGCCAGCCCCTTACTATACATAAGTGCATAACTACCATTCTTTACACCAAGAACTTTGTCATTATCAGATGGAGTAGGAGAAGGTAGTTGAGTACCACTAATTCCATCCAACATTCCACTTAAAACGTTCGGATTTGTATTCGCTGGACTATTCATTACGTAATCCATAACTTGTTCTTTACTCATATAAGTTTCCTCCTATAT